AATTGAGGTTTGATTGTATTCACTGCCGCAAAGCTACAACCAAACCTCAAAGTGTAAAAGGTGCATTTCTTCGAATGCTTACGGAGCGGATGTCTTGTGTGATAAATCCTACATATTTTTCCATGTTTATTTTGTGTTTTTCTCAAAGGTATTATGTAGGGGAAGGGTGTAAAAAGACAATCCCTGCAACTATTTATTGCAGGGAATTTATTATTCAGAGAAGTTTAGTACTTAATCCTCGTTTTTCTTTCCGAAAATATATCCTAAGGATAATGTTATTACAGGTATTGTATATTCCCAAATTTTTTCAATTAAGTGAACGCTATTATCTGATAGAAGTTTATCAAAGAAATAAATTATGGCAGAACAGAAAGCACAGAAAAATATCATTAAGAATACTAGTACTCCTACAATATTGAATGATATATTTTTACTTCCTCCAAAGCATATTCCAATCCAACCTAATTGAATTTTAAGCTTTTCTTTTTCTCCATTTGTTTTAATTTCTTCTAGATTTTCAATATGTTTATTTTGTGCATCTAATTTTGCTTGTTCAAATTGATGATTCTCTATATTATCAAGATGGCTTACATATCTGTCAAAGTTTTTTGGAATAGAAAGATTGTATCCATCAGGAATGTCTATGTTCTTTTTTTCAGTATATCCATCCATGATTTTGAGTCTTTATTCTATTTAACTTCAGATGTTTCTCCAACTGGTTTCGGTTCAAGAAACCATGTATAACTTAACTGATAATTAATAGGGTTTTTTCCAACAGCTAAAATTCTAAATTTAAAAGAAATTTGACGCCCTGATACGTGAGCTAATTTTATCTTTCTGATATTACCTGCAGAACGAGCATCCTCCATATTTATAAATTTGAAATCTAAAAAACTGTTACCTTGCTCATTAGAGGATACTTGATAATCAAAATCTTGTTTTAATGAACCATCGTCTTTTTTTCTCTGTGTGTCCTTTATGAAACTGAATTTAAAACAAAATTCTATTCCAGGTGAAGATATGTTATATGTTACAACTTCGTCTTCTTCTAGAAGTAATACTCCTGAATCTATAATCTCAGAGTCTCCTATTGTTATTTTTGTTGATAAATCTTTAGCTTGAATCATACTCATTTTGCTTCTTGTAATGTACAAATATATGTAATATTTTTATGTATATCAATTTCTGGGTACAATCATATTGTTTTTATTTTATTCGGATACCGATATTTAATTTAAAATTATGCATTTTGTTGTTTATTCGTAAGTAGATTTTTGTATCGTATAAATTATATTTAAACGACATTTGTGTATTGCTATGCTTTTTTATTTAGCTACTATTATTTATTTTATCAGTTCTATATCAGTTGTTTTATAGTATAAATAGACTGGTAAGCCTTATAAAAGAAGAATTATAAATTTAATAAATCGAACAACTGAACTTACCGAGTTATTCTACTAATCTGGCTCATTAGGGTCGTCAATCTTTCCACCAATCCATTCTTCCCAACTTTCAGTTAAAGAAGGTTGAGTGTAATCCTTTAAAATGTACACTTTGCTTGCAAAATCTGTGTTATAGTAGAACGGCAATAACATATTATTTTTAAGTTCAATGGCTTCTGAAGTTGTCTTTTGAACAAACGCAGCAATGGCTTCATCTAAAGTCATTACGTTGCATTCAACTTCATCCCTCACATCAATTACCCATTTTTTCATTTCAATTATATCTTCGCCATTAGTAGTTGTATAATTAGGAATTTCAAATTTTGGAGCCGTTTCTAAAATCTTATTAATGATTAAGGACTCTTCACGTGCAGCTGTTGCTTCTGTTTGATAAACTAAAACCCCCGCCATGTCTATCAGTGTATATCTTCTATTCCTATCATTAACTCCACTTGTAGCCCATAAATCACATACAGGTACAGAATATTCTTCAGCTATTTCTCTGATGGCTTTCACTTTTGCATAAGCATCTCTTCTTAATATAGGAGTTTCGCTGAATCCTCCTTCTGGTTTCAAATAGTAATAGTATCTGTGTTGTGTTACACATATAATCTGACAATTAGGGAATAATGCCATAATATTACGTAACATCGTTTTATAGCCTTGATAAAAAGTTTGCGCCCTACCTAAAGTGTTGGTGTTAGATATATTATCAGTAGTAACTCTGTAATTAAGCATATCAGCAATTTTTAAAGGTTCGTCAGATATGCTACCTAATAGTCTTTCATCCAAAGAGTAAGGAATCTCAGTTGTTTCAGCATTGTCATTTGCCCCTCCGTATATCACCAACAACTTCATATTCCTTGGAAAAGCCGCAATTCTTTCCAAGGTACAAAGTCCATAATTTACATCAGTTGAGTTGTTACATACTTTTACTCCTCCAATACCTTGCATTACAGATTCAACGTCAAACAATCTCTTTAAATTATTCCATGATATATACACGACTAAGCTGTCTCCGTATATTTTGATTGAAGATGTTCTAAAAATGTTATTAATGTTATTTGCTAAATTAGAAGTAGACGCAAAGTCGGCTTGTGTTGATTTGTCTGCAATTTCTGATTTTTTTGAAAAAAACGATTTCAAAATAACTTTCGTCTCCAGTTCCTTGAAGTCAATAAAATCTGCTATGAACTCCTTAGTGTCAGAGACTTCTGACTCTTTAACATAATATGAACCATAAAAATCAAAATTAATAGTACCTAACTGCGTTTGTTGAGTTCCAGATGCATCTCCTTTACGGATATATTCTAAAGATATATAATAGTAGCTGTTTGTCCCATCATCTTCAAAATCGCCTAAATAAACACTAACAATCTTATTTAATGGGATATTATACAAACCACTGTTAGAGCTTCCTTTACCCTGCCTTCTCAAATATATATTAGCAAATAAATCTGTTGTGTCATAAGACTTATCAGTAGATATTTTTAATTTTGCAAACACAGAATATTTACCAGCATCCATCTTTAGATAACTTTTTGTCTGGAAAGACTTAACATAAGTAGGCTGGGGTATTACTATTCTTAAATAGTCGCCATTGTCTTCTACACTGCTGTCTACAAGAAAAGCATCTTTTCTTACATCATAGGCTGATATTACACTTGTAAATGAACTGTTTATGGTTGTTCTTAACCCAGACAATTTATCTGATAAGTTATCAACATCACCCTTATTCTCATTAACAGAACTCTTTATACTTTCTATTTCTTCATCTACAGAATCTTTCCATCCTTTAAGAGTAATTAAGCAGGGATAAGAGGAATAATCCAGTTTATCTGCAACATCTTGCATATCTGAATTTACAAGAACAGATTCTTCAACCAAATACCCTCCATAGTATTCTAACTTTATTGTTTCACTTTCTCCAACATTACCTCCTTGCAGGTCTTTAACTTGTATCTGATTCAAGTAAAAATATCCAGGTCTTGAAGTAAATGTTACCTTTCCTAAGTATAGTTTTACTATCTTGTTAGTTGCGAACTCAGTATTATTTAATTCAATAGAAGCATTATTAGTAGCTATACTATTTAACATCACAGCTTTTCTATTTTCATTCTCTGTCACTAATCTGAATTTTCCAAAAACATAAAAAGTACCGTTTGAAGGAAATCCTGTATTAATGTTAATATTAGATGTTAAGGTTAAATTATAGACAACGCCTGTCTTCTCAGAATAAGAAAGCCCATCCGTTTTTGTATCTACTGTGTTATTGTAAGATAAATCGTATTCGGAATTAATAGATTTATTACCCCCAATTACAATTCCAAGATTGTAGAATAACTCGGTAAGTTTCTCATCCCGCTCTTTCAGTTCTTCATCGGTTTTGGTTTTGTCATAGTAATCCTGCTCGAGCTTGTTTATGTGTTCCAGCATTGCCGTGCCTACACGGGTGGCTGTGTTCTGTTTGTTTGTTTTTTCGTCGCGGATCTGGATGGCCAGTTGCTTTAATTCTTCGAATGTTTTTGTTGCCATAATTCTTTGTTTTTTACGAAGTAAACTTACCGAGTTAGATTTCAAAAAGACATTGTTTTATTTACGCTTGTGCGTTCCGTATAAACGTGATTTGAGAGTAGTGCTGCGCTTATGGTTTGCTTCCTCGATTTTATCGACAAGCAAGCCGCAGAACTCTTCGCCGTACATGTAGGCCATCTGTTCCTTCAGTACCATGATGGATGCAAAGTAGGGCCGGGAAAACCATTCTCGAGGTTTACGCGGATTGCCGGATGTATAGTATCCACCGGGCTTAGAGCCAACTTTGCGAGGTACATTTAACCCGTGTTCCTCACGATAAACCGGGTTTAATATCTCTAAGTCACCGCCGTTACCTTTGGTATATCCTTTACCGACACCCATGTCCTGGTATATGCCGTACTCCAGAAACTTGTGCTGGATGGTGGATACCGAGTCGGTGGCAGATATGACGTTATCACGTATCTGCTGGTGAAGTGAGTAGGTATTAATGACGTGCAGCCTCTCAATCTTTTCACGCCAGATATTCACCATCATTTCAGCCCAGGCTTCCTGATATTTTCTGCGGTCTTCATCGGTGGCTGCCGGCCTGTTTGTGTCTGTATTAGCCATTCCACTCATCCTCCTTATAACATAAATCTGTGGGTTCGGTCAGCTCGACCATAAAGTATAAGCCGGTACATCCGGAAATAAAGTATTCACCCAGCTCACGGGTGTAGATGCGGGATACATTCAGGAAGGATAAATCCAGGTCTTCGTAGATGTATTTGTCACGGATCATGCGGGAATGGAACTGTCGGAAGCGCTGCCGGCAGATGTCCAGCTTTGCCGCACGCTCGGTCATGTCGTCGTAGCGGTAACGAATCAGGAGGAATACTGTGAAGGTGCGCTTCTTGAACCAGCCTCCCCCGATTTGCTCTGTGGCTGCGTCGTTGGTGTCATCGACGCAGACGAAAGCGGATTGTTTCCGGAAATTGTCGAGTACATCCTGGAGTGAATTGATACCGCTGCAGGAACATGGAAAGAATGAGTTGGCTTTGGCCAGCTTGTTCTTTTCGGTCAGCTCTTTAAAGTAGGCGTGGCCGTCAAAGAATTTACTTGTGTCCATTTTGTTTTGATTTTAGAATTTGAATATCGTGTGCTTTGGCGTCCAGCTCGGTCAGGGCTCGCCAGCAGTCCATCTGCAGGACTTCCTTTTCTTTCGTCACGTCGCCGCCGGTCAGTGCCCGGATCTGGGCGTTCATCGCGCCCATCAGGTCGGGCAGTTCCGGCTGATCAGCGTCGGTCCTCTGGTGGAACGGCTGGAAGAAATGGGGAAAAAGGGAAGCGAAGTACAGTTTGATGCTTCCCCACCAGAGGAATACGGAAACCAGTTCGTATTCTTTGATGCGGGAAAAGGCGGCTTTCAGTGAACCTTTGACGCCCGGCTTCTTCTTGTAGAGGAAGCCATAAAGGGCCTTGAGCTGGGAAATGTCCTGCGAATACAGGTAGCCCTGGTAGTGGTTCTCACAACAAAGGTAATCTTCGAAACTCAGGCCGTGTAGCATTGCATCGATGGCATACCGACCGCCTATCCTGTCCAGCCGGACGGGATAAGCGTTGGGTTCGGAGATGAAATCAATCTGCCGGAGGAAACTGCGCACCTGCCAGTCCTGAAGGATGAACCTCAGTTTTTTGTGCCAGTTCAGGCGGAACGTGCAGAGCCATCCTCCTTTCACTCGCTTCCGGACACGGATTCCGGTGAAGCGCATGAAGACGTAAGTCTTAGCCTTGACCGGAGAAAACAGGGTGATGACCAGGAATACGTACCGAAGCTGTTCCTGGTTGAGCTGCTGCCAGGAAGTGGGGAACTGGAAGTCGAGTATTCTACCCCCAAAAGTATGTGGAATCATTCTTTTCATTCTGGTAAGTCTGGAAATGTTTGACTTTGTAGGCCTCGGAGTCCTTGTAGCTGGTGAATACCTCTACTTTGGATTCCGCGTAGTTCTCGATGCGTTCCAGCATGCTCTTTGCTGCCGACCAGTTCTTTGCGATGCAGAAGCCGATGAACTTGCACATGTAGTCGGCCATGGCAGACTCTTCTTTGGTGAACGCATTGTGCCGGGCCTGTTCGAGGATGTGGTCGAAGAACTCGGCCGACACGTGCTGCCGTATCTTTTCTTCTGCCTGGTACATCTTTGTCCGGAACTCGAGCAGCTTGGAACGGTGTACGTCTGCTGAAGGAAAATCAACGTACATTTTCAGTTGTTTGGCTGTATACATCAGGTTCGGGATGTTGATACGGGCCTGTGCCGTATCTGCCCAGCTGGTACCGACCAGCAGCTCCAGGCATCGGTCGTAGGTATCTTCGGCTGCGTTGGTGACTTGCTGCAGCAGGTTCTTCACTCTGTCGGCCGAAGCTGGGGCCAGATTCTGGTTAGACACCACACCGAAGCCGGTGGGAGTCAGTACCAGGTCGAGTTGTGGTATCTGCTCCTGATAGGTACGCAGACAAACCAGTTTTGTGACCGCCTGCTCGAGTCCGGGAACAGTATCTAATTTGTCTGCCATATCACCCAGCAGCACACAGTTGATGCTTTGAAGCGTGTCATCCAGGTGAGGAGCAATCATATCATAGACCTCTGCCGTGGAATTGGTGGCAGAGGAACAAATCTTCTCGAAAATCTCTTGTGAAAATGTGATAGCCATATTGATTCGTTTTAGGATTTGTTTTCAAGGTCTGAAGCTGTCTTTTGTTTGGCATCGGTGTTCTGGTCAAGGGTGGTGAGCAGCACCATGGGCACATCCGGATACACCTTCTCACTCCATCCGTTGTACTCGATGACGATGTTATGCGGGATGTTCATCAGGTCGTGGAAAGGAATCTCCAGTGCCTGCTTGAGCGTGAACAGCTCGCGCTTGTCTGAGCCGGAGTTGTTACTCTGTCCCTTGCCCGGTGTGGCACCTACCAGGTTGGGATGGATGTTGTCGCCGTAGCAGGTGATATTGCTGGCTTCCTGGATGTCTTCGCTCCAGTCGCCGCCTTCCTTGCCGGTCTCTACCACATTGATGCGTACCATCCGGACCTCACGGCCATTCGGGTCAATGTAGTATCCGGTAATCCAAACTTTGCCGCTGTTTTCTATTCCGGAAACAAAGTTCTTGATGTTTTCCTTCTCCTTTTTGATACGCTCCATCTTCTTCAGCGGGTCGGTAATGTGTTCTTCCGCACAGATGTTACTCCAGTAGTCCTTGTGTACTTCGACCTGGTACTTTACGCTGGCATGGTTGCGAAGCTTTGCTTTCTTGCCTTTCCCAATCAGTCGCTTGATGTCGTACCAGTCGCCCCGGAAAATGCTGGTGTAGTAGGGGATGGGGTAATACTGGAAGCCGGGGGTGGGGAAGCGCACAAGGATAGCGAATTTACGGTCTTCAGTACGGACTCTTGTTTCGCCATCGCGCCCAGGTTCACGCCCCATGAGCACCATCAGGTCGCCCAGCGGGTCGCGCGGATCCAGCAGACGGATGACTTCGTAGTCTTCCGGACGAAGTGAAGCGTTTTCGCGGAAATTGGCATAAATCACGTGATTGATTTTGCCCCTTCTGGCCTGTTGGAAACGGCAGTAGCAGGCCTCTTTGTGAATGAGCCGGTTGATTTTTTTGCCGTCCCTGGAAAGAATGATGACCGACACACAGAAAAAGAAATACTTCATGTCTGTGGCCTGCTCGAGCTGGAACAGCGGCAGGCTGTTGTGAATCAGCCAGCGTTTGATTTCGGGATGGGTTGTCGGCTGTCTTGTGTCTACGTCCATGTACTTCAGTCCGGCACCGTAACAGGTGATGACGTTGAACAGCTTGTTCTGACTCATCACTTCGTCGATGCCTATCATCTTGATGATATTAAACGGAAGCTGGTTGTCTTCACCGAAATTGACATACGCCATGCCTTTCCGTCCGGGAACAGGCGTAGTCTTCACATTTGCATCTTCATCGAATACCAGGCTGCTGTCTTCTACGGAAGCCATTTCGGTGGCCACGTTGGAAACCTCGATGTCGAATATCTCACCAGGCATGAAGTCGCCGTCGTATTGCAGGATTGTCTTGTCCATATTAAAGGTAAATTGTCATGTTGTTAATTTCGAAAAGGGATATGTCACGGAAAGAACGGATTAGGCCGGATGCCGGAAGGCGGACCCGGTGAAGTCCCTGGCGCCAGTGGGAGCCAACGCACACCGCGCCTCGGTATTCCAGAATGTCGCCTGTGCTGAGCTTCCACAGCTTCAGGTCGCAGGGTTGCCCGGACTCGAGCAACCTCAATGCGTCTTTGATATGTATTACGTTCATAGGCTTTAATTGTATGTGTCATCGAATGAGTCGTCGAAGATGTCCGGAAGCAGACGGAGCCGCTGCTGGCACCGGGATGCGAAGATGTAAGAGACAGTGAAAGCAAACAGACCATCGTCTTCATCGCTCCTGCTGGTATTGCTTTCGGTGATGGTTATCGGGATGTCGCCGGATTCATCCATCAGCCAGACTTCGGTCGCCCTTGCCACATCGTCGGCCAGGGCGAACATGGATTCAGGGATGTAGCCTGTATTGAGTGTGTGCTTGCGCTGCTCATCTACATAATAGGTCTTGTATTGTCCAGCGAAATAAGCAGCACTTCGGGTCAGTTCCGGTTCAACTGTGTCACCGCCTACAAAATAGAATGTCTCGACAGCTCCAAACGAGTTCCGGAACTTCAGTCCGATGGATTCCGGTTCGTCCTGGTCCACGCGGAAGGTCTGCTTCCGGGCACCGGCCAGGATGGTGTACCGCAGCAGTTTGTAGCCGGACTGTGTGAATTGGGAAGGTGATACATCAATGGAACGGATGCCATAGTCGGCTACGTTGCCCAAGGAACGGGTGGACTTGAGCAGTTGGTTCTGGTCGTTTACGAAGATACATTCTGCCGTCACTGGGATGGTCGTACCGCCGGAAGACAGTTTCCCGGTTGCCAGGTACAGCGTTTCCGTGCGGCCAAAGGAAGTGATTTTGTCACGTCCGGTCAAGGTCGTCAGAAAGTAGTTCGCTACAAAATCCTCTGCACTGCAGGGGACGATGGGACGGCATAACAGTACCGTGAAATTTGTGGAATTATCCCACAGACTATCCGCTATCATTTCGTATGTGAAATTTGTGAGCGGCTCATTGATTAAATAAGATTCGAGCAGAGAGAACAGATCCAATATCCGGATAATATTTTGGGAGTCTGGTGTATATGATTCTTGCAAAATTACAGAATCATTTTTCTTCAAAATGAATGTAACCTCTTCATCTGCATTGATTACGATTTCATTAAGTTGAGAAGAAAGCGCAAATTCCGGTATTTTTTGAGTGACAGAAACCATGATTCTTTGTTTTGCTCAAAGATACCCGGTGCGGAAAAGGGGTAAAAAGACAAAAGGCGCAGCGCCCTCACGGCGCCACGCCTTCACACTATCAATGTAGAAAAAATGTAATCATCTAAAATGCTTCCGGCTATTTGCGCAGCATCATCCATGCCGGCCTGCCATCGGGCCCGATGGTGAGCTTGTATCGTAGTTCTACCATCGTGGCCGCAATCTGGTTGATGCTGATTTCGGCCATCTCAGACAGTTCGTCCTGAACCTGCTGGGAGGTCTTGTATATCACATTCTCGCTTTCCTGTTCCACCGGGAGATATTCCTGGAAGTAACGGATAAGGATATATTTGTCAAATTTGATTTTATCGGTTGCCATGATCTGCCTCCTTTCTGTCGTTTAAAGCGCGTTGGATTAATTTGTTTAGTTGCTCCATTTCGGGGCGGGTGCAGCATAGTTTTTCACTCCCATACATGAGGATGCTGTATTGTTCGAACAGTACCGTGTCCTCTTCGTATGCCTGGTATTTATCGACACGGAATATCGGTTGCTGTGAAGATTCGGTCATCGTAAACCTCCTTTCCTGCAAAGTAAGATGGAACAAGCGAACCAGCACAGGCAGACAACGGCTGCCAGCCAGTGGGTAAATAACGAGCAGGTGAGCAGACTAAAAGAAATCAGTGCTTGGGATACCAGCACAGTCTGACGGTTAGTGACTTTCTCTTCCATGATCCAGGAAAAGAGATTGTTTTCACGGTTCAGCCATAAAGAAATGCGGCTTTCTTTTGCCTGGCTTACAGGCAATGCAATTTGATTTTTCATTTTGGAGATCAATTAAAATGAAACAATATGTGGTTAATTACGGGAAAGGAAACAGAAAAGGTTCCGCTTTCCCGTTGATCTCCACCTTGTGCAGGCAGTGGGCGCATTAACGCTCCACACGGGGGTCGGAACCATATAGGTATATAGCAAAGCTATGGACATAAAAAATGCCCGCAGCAAAGATATTTGGCGAGCCATCGTCGCCTACACAAAATGGAGATCGTTGCAAATATGAGGATTTATTTTGGAATAGCAAAAGAAAAAGCGGAAACTTTTTAGTGTTTCCGCTTTTTATAGGGTCTCTGGGTTATGTTCTCAGTACTTTCTAAGGAGTACTCCAGTACTGCTACGGAAGTACTATAGTACTTTCAGGGAAGTACTGCGGTACTGGCTAAGGAGTACTGGTGAAGGAGATTATTATTCGCCTTTTAGGGATTTTAATAATTCATCTTTTGCTTCTTTATGCATTTCTGCTTTCAATACATCATAAGCAATTAAGACGTCTTTTATTCCCTTAATTTCAGAACTTGTAAGATTCCTTGTATGAGAATATTTACCACTTAAACGCATTTTTACGCTTTTACCGTTAACCATTTTCTTCAAAAATGAAAGCATGTCTTCATCAACATTTACATCTATCCATTCCCAGACTCTGGTATCATTCTCTGTTTCTTTTTCTCTATATTTATCAAAAGGTACATAGTACGTGTTTCCATCATAGGAAAGATATGCCGAATCAAAGAAAATCCAATCTTCACCTTCATAAGACATCATCAGCCGTAACCACACACTATTTTCATTTTTTCCCATGTATAAAGATGTATGGTTTGAATTTGTATAATGGGTAAAGTAAGGATTATAGTACCAAGTTGTATGATTTATGTCATCATATTTCTTTCTCAATTTACTGACAGCCATCAATCTTGTTTTTTTCTCTTCTTCAGCTTTCTTGAGTTGTTCAGATTCATATTTGGAAACTAAATCTTTCACGATTGTATATTCCTTGGATTCGGGATGATATTTTTCCAATTTATCCTTGATAGACTTGAGCTCGTAAATATCTCCAGCTTTGTATAGATCATCAATGTTTGAGCATAATTTTTCTGGGCTATTTCTATAACCTTCAAGTTCTGGCATAACCTTATTCAAAGAGTCTCTGAGTTGAGTAACTTCAGATGTTAGACTTTGAATTTTACGCTCCATTTCCCCGTTATTACAGGAAGAAATAATGGTACTACATGAAATCAAAATGAGATATTTTATTTTCATAAATTAATGATTTGTAAAGTTCGTACTGATTTTTCTCAATTAAGCGATAAATATAAATCCAATCATACTTGTTTATGTCTCAAAATAAATTTTGCTGTTGTGGCTCCTTGGTAGATTCTTTGTATTTCTTAATCATGCCGAGCATCAGTTCATCTCTTTCTATACCCTGGTTGATTGCTTCAATCATCTGCGGAGTCGTGTTCTTATCTTTCAAATCCTTTTTGTTCTGACGAAGCTGGCCGCTTGCACGGGTATTTAAAGATTCGAGTACGATAGATTCTGTCGTGAACTTCAGTTTACGGTAGGGGGTAGCGCTAGCGTTGATAAGGTCTTCGAGCATTTGGAAAAATTCGTCTTTTTCTCCGCTCTTGAATTTATCCATCAAGTAGTCTGATACTATCACCACGTCAAGATCTTTGTCAAAGTTCGTGGTTCTGGCATATCCTCCCACATTACCCAGTAGCTGCATGAAGATGTCCAGCCTTCCTGCCATTCCTGGAGAGATAAAGATTTCGCGATTGTAGAATGTCAATTCTCCACTGTCCATAAAGGTCTTGAACCACAAAGCGTCGTAGGTCAAGTTCACATTTTCTTTTTTGATTGCCATATTCTTAGTGTTTAGTTATTTCGTTCATGATTTCGCATAATTCTTTCTCGTAAATGAGACGGATGTCCTTTCCTTTGGCATTGAGCTCTTCAATCTTTTTGAGTTTGGATGGACCGGCCCCTTCTCCGACAATGACAATGTTTGTTTTACCAGAAATACCGCGGTCAATATCAGCACCAAATGACTTCAGGATAGAACCGAGTTCATCGCGGTCAGGGTAGGCACAGAAGACACCTGTAATCACCACTTTCTTTTGGAAGAAAATCGTATCCTTGTTTTCTATGTCTTCCTCAGATAAAGGCATCAAGGTGTCATGTTCGTATTTACGTGCGTCTTTGTTGGCCATCACTTCCTTTAGGTCGTAATGTGCAAGGTCTTTCGCAAGGTGTCCTTGGTAGCAAAGGTAGAGCTTTGCACAGGCTTCCGCATCGGCCAGCGCGTCGTGGTGATTGAACAGCAGGATGCCGTTTTCTTCACAACATGCTTTCAGGCCCTTGCCGTACAGTTCCAGTGTGTCGACGTAGTGACTCAGGTCAATGCCGGTTAGGCCATAGTATTCCATGCAGACTTTGAAAACGTTGATGTCTGTGGAGCTGTTATGGCATACAATCGGAAGATCTTCGATGAAGGATTTTAGTAAAGGGAATAGTTCGGGGAAGGTGGGGGCGTCGGCTACCATCTCATCCGTCAGGCCGTGTACATGGGTGTTGCGTTCGGTTCTGGAGTCAGGTATCGGTTTGATAAGTGAATAGAACTTTTGGCTGATAACTCCGTTGTGGACTCTTACAAGTCCTATGGAGCATGCACTGGTCAGCTCCGGTGTCATGGTTTCAAAGTCTATTGCGACAAAATCTTGTGTTTCCATTTGTGCCTATTAAATTTGTTATAAAAATAATAGTCCAAATGTAATAAAATGTTTAAAGGAGGGCAAAAAATCCAATAAAAAAGGAGCCTACTAAGAGGCTCCTTTTATCTCTCAGTCAAAGCAAAGTGTTGAATTAAACAGTGACCGACATTAAATCTTTTGCTAGATTATGTAACCCTCTGGCTATTTTTTCAGCCTGTTGAGGGCGTGGCTTGCTTCTGCCTGCTGCATAATGTGCAAGCTGCTTTTGGTTTATTCCAGTAATAGTTTGTAGAGCAGAAAAAGAGAAAATACCCTGATAATAAAGTAATAGGCTTTGCACGTCAAATTTGTACACAAGTTCATATTCTCCATCAAAGACCGCAGGATATTCATCTCCGTCCTTTTTGGCGCAATCTACATAAAAGCGGATGCTGTCGACAACCTCTTTTTTAAAGTTGTCAAAATCACCAGTAGTAGCTACAATCCACCCAGGGAGTAATTCACATGCACCACTATATCCGTTTTCAGTACGTGCGGTTTCAATAACAACTTTATCCATATAATATTGTATTAAGTTTTCAAATAAAGCGGTCTTATTAGGACCGCCTATGTTGAATTAAAAATCTATTAGAGCAAGCGCTCAGGGTTAAAATTTTAACCCTGATTGCTTTTCAATACTCTTTAGCAAAAATCCCCAAACATCGTCTGAAGTATGACCGTTGACGGTTACTTTTCCTTTCTTGACAGGATGTTTGAACTGACGATGGCTGCCTTCTTGATTCGATAGATACCATCCATCATCCTGCAATTTCTGGAGAATTGCTGAAACTTTCACTGTCTTCATAGATCACTGTTTTAATTCAACAGTGCAAAGATAGTAATTTTACTATTATCTACAAATGAAAACGATAAAATAATAGTAAAATAGTTACTATTATCGCCGCTTTTAGGCGTAGAAAAATCGAAATACCTTATTTCCCGCCGCCCGATTTTGATTGTGTGCAAGCAAAATCGGGCGGCGGGCGGCCGTGCGCTACCCACCTCCCAATCGCTGTTACGGCCATTTTCAGCCCCTACAGCCTGCCTTCGTCCCCGTAGCTGTAATGACTTCCATCCGCCACGATTACATGGTCAAGCAGTCTTATATTCATAGTCCTGCCAGCTTCCAGCAGGGAATGAGTCAGGCGGTCATCATCTTGGCTTGGTCGCGTATTGCCCGATGGGTGATTGTGACAGAGTATCATGGATGTGGCATTGCAGGTGAGGGCTTCCCGCAAAATTACTCTTACATCTACCTGTGTGCTGGCAAGTCCTCCGACTGAAATACGCTGTTTTCGGATGATTCGGGCCGCCTGATTCAAGTAGATTGCCCAACATTCCTCGACCTTCAGGTCTGCCATGTAGGGGTGCATTACCTCATACACGTCTGTACTTGCGCGTATCGTCTTGCTGTTGTTCTTCCGTTCCTTGATACGCTTGTATAGTTCAATGACTGCCAGTGCCATTTCTCGGCGTGCAGGTGTCAGCAAAGCGCAAACATCTTCTATCGACACATCGCTCCCGTTCGCCAACATGGCGTTCACTTGATTACTCGTTTCCTTGCTGTTAGTAAGCTGATACACTACTTCTGCGTCACTCAGGTGGCGGCACTCGCCACAAATTTCGAATAAATCTTTCATAAGGTTGATTATTAAATTGTTAGACAAATAAAGTTTTAGCTAAAAACATACCACCGATTACACAAGCTCCCAGCTTTTCAAGATGACAAGCAAATCGGGCATAAGAGAAACCTCGGGTTATCACGTCATCAAATACAAGTACCTTTTTCCCTTTGAAATAGTCCTTGTCAAGATTGATTACTTCCACATTATTGACGTGCTTTCCTGGTTTACTTTCGTGGATTGCCAGTCGTTCGCCCTCTACCGTGATATGGTCGTATCCGTTCTGGACTCCAGAAAGCCGCGCCACTTCTGCGGAAAACTCTTTGTATCTGATTTCATTTTTCCGCTGGCTGCTGGCTGGGATACAAACAAAAACCATGTCACTCGCTGACGTGCCAAACTGCTCACGGATTTTCTTGGCAACAAGCTGGGCAGCCGAAACGGCACATTTACCGTCTTTGAACGCCCACACGTACTTTCTCACTTGCCAATCCCTTGCACTGGCTTTGTACTTTGTAGGCAGGTAGTCAAAAAAGTTGAACATGTACTTTCTGCATTGGTTTAACATGGATTCTGTAAAGGTTTTCAATATCAGTGGTTTTAGAGTTTTATTCTTGAACCTCGAGCCGAGGCAGTGAGCCTTTTCTTCTGCTCTTCCTTCTCTGAGGTTTTTTTTATTCCGTCGCCTTTCGCTGTCGGTTTGTTTCGCCTTTTTACACTGCCTCAAAAGGTGTTGCCAGCCGTGAAAGACAAGTTTTCACCGTAAAGCCCTGCCTTGAATACTACCCCGAAGGGGTGGAGATTTTTACAGTGAACAGCGCCTGAACTTGGCATACGGTAGGCAACATTTACCTTTGCAGTGAAGAAAAGGCGTAACCGGCAGTGAGAGGTGACACCGATATAAATTCCGAAGAGAAGAACAGAAGAGCAGTCAAACAATACATAGCTTTAGCTATACCGTCAGTAGGGAAAGCAATGGGGCGGGTGGGCCGCTGCGTGAACGCTATCTCCAGCCCAGAAAGACTACCGAGTGTCTTTCTACCTTGTTACCCGGGAAATTCCCTGAATTTACCGGGCGCCAGCAGATTGTGAGCCAATAGATTAGCCAGTAAAAACAGGCTTAAAAAGATGGATTTTCTTTGATTTTCCGCTCTTCAAAAACGAAAACGACACAAAATCAGTCGTTTGCATCCACTAAACACCGCATTTTATGCGGACGTCGGTTTTTTTCCCCTCCACCGCCCTACGCAAAGGTTAACAGATGTTAACTTTTAAAAATCGGAATATGTAACGGCACACCCTTCTACACGCACGGTACACGCCAACTCGCGCACAAAAAACAGCCCCGACAACCATCTGCACGGTCATCAGGGCTTACCTTAAGAATAAAACTAATTAGCTTATTGAAAACTACATAGAGGATGTCACAAACATGTCGAATGTCATCTGGGGGAAACGTTCGCAGCCGATACACAGCGTATCGAACGCATCCGAGCCGTCCGTTCTCGCCTGAAGCTGGTCTTCTTCTGTCTCTGCCAGCTTTTCACCCCGCTTGTCTTTGCCCCCGTTGTACACGCCTGCTGTCTGCACGGAGATAAGCAGGTCTTCGTTGTTCTGTTCGTTGAAGAAGGGGATTAGCTTAGCCTTTCCGGCAAACATACGATTGAGGAGCAGCCACTTCTCGATGTGCTTCATCGGGGGACCTATATAGACAGAACGTACCTCCCAACCTCTGTCCTGGAAAGCACGCTCGATGACGTAATGAAAGTCTTCGTCATTGACGGCATAGTTTGAGCCTAAGGCCGTACTGTCGTAATAGAATATCACTTCCTTGTGTCGCTGGTGCCGGTAATACTTGCAGAAGTCATCCACCAGGGCCTCGAGCTTACGTTCGTATTTTACCCAGAACGATTTAATTACCTTCAGCCGGTTCCGGTCCGGCTGGCCGGCTACCAGCCAGTTGATGTTGGCATTAAAGTCAAAGGCGATGCAGATGGGCTTATCCCTATCGAGGTCAGCATCCATCAGGCAGGAAGGCTCCTTGATTTTGTCGAACTGATATTCCAGACTGTCCAGGTAGCTGAAGTCAGTTGCATTGTATTTGTGCCCTTCCGTCATGCTGGAGTAGAAGCCGTCTTTGCTGATACCGATACGCTTGCACAGGATGGCCGTCTGAAAGGTAAGTGGGGGAAGGTCACGCTTCATCTGATTAATGAATGCTTCACCCAGCAGCTGCATGTTCTCAATCGTGGAGAACTCGCGGTACAGAACAGCTACAGAACCCATGCGGCATACGTCACGGTTCAAGGTGCGCAGATAGTCCTTCAGGTACAAAGGAACGGGTTCTGATTTAGCCTGAAGGTCGCGGATGCGTTTCTTTGTCCGCCAAATCTCATGTACTGTTGCCTGGATGACTTCAATCAGTTCCGGGTCGCATTTCTTTTCGTAGTCCAGGAACCAGGAACCTTTCTTTGTGACCGGCATATCGGAGGTAATCAGCATGCCATGGTGGAAGTAGTGATGGCCGAAATACTGCTTGTTACCACGGTTTGCCGGAAGAGTCTCGTCTTTCAGCTGCTCGAAGTCGATGTACTTTGCTTCATCGATGTCCAGGTAATCCAGTGAAAAGGAGTTGGATGTTCCGGAACGGTCCTGGCTGATGATGTAACCTATCGAGCCGTTGTAGAAGGAAATGACATTCTCCCAGTTGTCGGGCTGGAAGATGGGTTCGCCCCATCCCCAGGATTTCGGCGGTTTCTTGCCGATAGTCCAGTGTACGTCGCGCTTGAAGCCCCAGCGTTGCCAGTGGATCAGCATGGACGGGATGGTATTGGTGAGGGCACGCTTACAGTTGGCCGCCACAAATCCGGTGATGCTTCCTGGCATACGCTGCATGTTGCGCAGATTGATAGCGGCATGAATCGGACCTTTCCCCCAACCACGTCCGGCACAAAGCACTATGTCTTTTGCCGGTGTGAATAGCACCTGCTGCTGGGTGTCATGGAAGTATTCTCTCATGGTTCGGGTGCCTCCTGTGATTTTTTAGGGTTGAAAATGTCGTCTTCGTTAAAGTCGGCATCCTCAAACTGGATGTCCTGGACATCCTCATTCATGTACTGCTTTATCTTATCCGCAATGCGCTGCCGGATGTTCGGTATCGGTTTGATTCCGATAATCGTCGGGTCGCTGTCCGGCTGGAAGGGTTGCACCACAATCTTGTCGTAGCCTAAATCCTTGGCATCCTCCTTGTCGAGCTGCATGTACTTGGCGTAGTAGTTGTCACAGGCGGCCATCGCCCGGGCGTCCTTCATGCGCTTGGCCATTTCGTAACTCTCTTCGTTGCGCTGGATGAAGCGGTAGCGATGGTAGTCCTTGGTGGCTTTGTTCAAATCACCCAGCAGGTATTTGATGATACGGATGTCTTCGTAGGCAGCTGACTTCTGTATCTGGTATCGCTTCTGAAGCTCGAGCACTATTTCCTGTTCTCGTATGCGCGGGTACTGGAGCCAGTAATTATACATGTCCCGAAGCCGGAGCAGACGCTGCTGGATGACTTCGGGAATATTACGGTCTCGCATCTCGTCGACCGAGGCGAAGAGGTTTTCTTTGGCAATATCAATCGTTGCGGGTAATGGCATAGTTATAAATCTTCGTCGGAATCCATGTCACGGATGTAGGAACCCACAAGCTGCACCGCCAGCGGGCTTCCGGCTTCTGCCAGCTCCAGCTCGTTTTGCCGGATCTGCAATGCCCGTTCGGCTTTCCCTTTGCGGTAGGCTATGCTGGCCGGATGGGATTTGTCGGAAATGATTTCTCGCAGACGGCGTTCGTCTACGTCCATCAGGACTGCAATGTCTGATACCGGGGTGAGCATCGTGGCAAGTTCCTTGATTCTGTCAATCTGTGCTGAAGTGAATTCCATTGAGGTGTATGCTGCGTGTATTAATAATCTCTGAAAACTGGTCTCGTAAGGTAAGGAAGAGGTCTGGCTGCGTCGTGATCATTGCACATTCGGTCCGGTTTCCTCGCGTCTGGTTCTGGCTGGTAACGACTGTAACCATCCAGCGGTCGTTCTCGATAAGCAGTACTTTGGAGTGATTCTCCGTGAGGTACACATCATCGAATACGGAAGATATAAAGGTGTACAGGTTTACAGTCTTCTTGGCTGCCTTCAGGTCTGCCATCAGAACAGAGTGAAGAATCAGCTGCCGTTTTCGGAGGGAGAACAATCTGCGCAAGAACTCCTCGGAAGTAGAGAAGGTGGACACGTAGACTTTAGCCGGTCCGGTCTGTGACAGGATGAACTCGAGGACATCAAAAAGCTGAAGCCGGTTATCCAGGTACGCCTGTAACGGCACATCGGATAACGGCTTCAGCAATCGGTTTACATGTTTCATGCTTTCAACCCTAATTCACGTAAGGCATTCACCTGGTCTTCTCCTACGTTGTTTCCAGTGGAGATAAGGAAGTCGTATCTCTGCTGTACTTTGGCCAGCAGCTTCTCGTACTTCTCCTGGTCTCCGGATTCCTTCAGCTCTGCCAGTTTCTTCTTGTTGTCTGACAGATAGCCGCGGGCTGCGCTGACTTTTTTGGCCATTTCAGCGGGGTCTTCAGGTGATTCACCTTCTGTACCGCCGGCACCCTGAGTGTCCGGATTGAAATGGTCGTACTTGTTCATGTTATCCCGATATCTGGCATCCAGCTCTTCCAGTTGCTTCAGGTATTCGTACCTGTCGCATGGAAGAGCATCCTTCATGGTTTTCAAAGTCTCAAAAGTCTGCTTCAGGCGGAAGTAGATGTCTTTGTTGTCTTCCCACAGCTGACGGATTTCTTCGGGTAGTGAATCATGATCCGCGCGTTTGCCTTTGGCAATGGTCGCCTCCTGCGGTGTGTCGTCGTCAGAACTGATTTCAGGCTGGAAGGTGGCCAATGTTTCAGCTACGGCCGGAACCAGCTCTTTGTCCATCTTGATCACGTCCTGAATCGTCTTTCGGTCCAGACGGATGGCCAGATGTTTCTTCAGCTCATATTCAATCTTGCTTGCAAACTTCTGCGGATTGTGGGAAATATTCTGATAAAGGATGCGGTTACGGGTCAGCTTGAGCACCATTTCCGCACCTTTCATCAGGTCACGCTTGGCCGGCTCCGTATTGAGCCAGCCTTGCATGTTTATGGTTAACTGTTCATCTATGTACATAACTGTAGCCTCCTATTATTATCCACCCGGAAGGATTGCGCTACCATCCGCTCCGGAAATGTCGCCATCTTCTGTTTCGATTTTACCTGTGTAGAACGGTGACGGGCAAATGTCCGTACACTGTGCCTCTAGGGTGGTACCAGCAGTACCGGTGTCTCCTTCTCCTGAAGTTTGTGAAATGGTGACTGAAGGGTCAAAAGCTTCAGAACCGACTACGCGGAACTTACCATTCTTCTGCTGACAAAGAAAGATCAATTCATCGATGTTGGCCTGGCGACAGAAACCGGAGGCTTCTTCATCTGTACCTGCGTGAACCAGCGTTGCTTTGTTCAGAATAGTCTTGGAAGGCATTTCACCCTGTGACTCTGCGTTGATGGACGATTTAGTGGTCAGTAATTCTATATACTGCCATTTTTTGTCAGCTGCCAGCACAAAGTCGCCTTCGTATGTGGCTAATGCAGCCATGCTTTCTGCTCCGTCAATAGCAGGAAGAACCGGCCATTTTTCAATCCAACTTTTTGGAATAAAGAACACCTTACGTCTGATACCTGGTGTCGAGGTCTGACCTGGGCACCAGGAAAGGGATTCGTACATCCCTTTGCTTGTACAATCTACTGCCATAATTTACCCTCCTATGCCAGCGAGAACCGGAGTTGTACCGTCGATGGTACCCACCAGCAGACGCTCTTTAGAAATTGATTCGAACTCTGTACCGAAGAACATTGTAGCGATGTAATCCAGCTTGAAGGCATGATGCTTTTCGACTGTAATGTTTTCTGCATCTGCTCCATTACCGAAACCTACGAGCATGTTACTTTTAGTAGAAAGGTGAATGAACGGTGAACCAGCCTTGTTCGCCAGCGGAACCAGTTCGCAAAGGTTGTTGGAGCCTTCGAGATAAGTCTTTTCGAATCCGGTGTTGTAAGGTACGTGTCCTGCGGTCGCCTGGTAATCGTCGACATAATTGTCATACACGCCTTGCGGAATGTACAATTTTGTTTGTGTCTCACGCAAAACAGGGTCAGCTGCACGGTAGAAGGCTTTTAATACATCTACAGCATTGTCTTTGCTGATAGCTTCGATAGTGAACATGTTTCCTAATTCCTCTGAAATTTTAGTCGCGTCCTTCTCGGTTTTGGTAATCGTATCAAAACCATTGAACAGTTCCTTGGTCTTTGTGCCACTGTCGTTACGTTTTGCATCCCAGATATGCAGATTCAGATTTGCACCCAGTTTTGCTGTCAAGAAAGCAAGCACTTGACGGGAAATATCCACATTCTTCAGTGATTCACCTTTGGAAATCAAGTTCCCATATACGGTTTGCCAAACGGAGTTTGGAGAAAACTTCTTTACTACGCTACCAAGGAAGGTTTCTAAGGTTCGTGGATTGATGGATACCCCATCAGTATCTTCTCGCCCTTCGTCATACGGACCCAGTTCAATGTTTCCGGAGAGTTCCCCGACAACTTCTTTGCCGCGCACTCCCGGTCTCTGATTCATGTGCTTCAATGTGGTACCTAATGCCAGTACCGGCATCATCAGCAATTCTTTACGGTAACGGATAGCCGACTTAGCCAGCTGTTCGTCAGTGATTTTTACGTGTCCAGTAGTGTCTGCCATTATAACAAATCCTTTACGTCGTTAAACATTTCTTGTGCTGTGTTGAGCTTTGTGAGGTCATCATCCTCACCTTCGTCACCATTAATGTGAGTGGTGTCTTCACCATCGGTTTTTTTCAGGTTTTCATTCTGCTTCTTCAGTTCCGAAATCTGATTGTCTTTATCAGAAGATTCCTGTTCCAGATTGGTGATGCGGTCATTGAGGGCCTTGACCTGTTCTTCGGTAAGCGTTACCTTACCATCCTTGTCAACTTCCACACCCTCGATTTTCAAGATGGAATTGACTTTCCGATAATCCTTTTTCATTTGTGTTGTTGAATGATTGAGTGGTTTATTTTGTGCCTGTGGAGTATCCGGCTGGTGTCCCTTGAAGAATTTGTTCACGAAATTGTTGAACCAACTGGGGGCTGTTTCTGCTTCCGGACTTTCGGTCTTGTCCTCCATCGCAGGCAAAGCCGGAAGATGAAACATGTTGAAGCGGGTCTTCATGGCATCGTCGAAGTTCAGTTTTGAGCCGTCTTCTACGATTTCGTCAATGAATCCGTATTCAAGTGCTTCCTGGGCAGTAAGCCAGCGTCCTTCTTTCAGGATTGGAAGAATGTCATCTACTTTTTTCTTGCACTTGTTGGCGTAGAGGTTGGCCAGCACCAAGTCCATTTTGTCATTCTCCAGCTTGTTAGCTTTCAGGTCGTCGATAAGCTGCTGAATCTGGTCGGCATTGTAGTTGCCCCAGGCATCCACCCAGTTTGACACTTTATGAATAAGGTAGAATGCATATCTGGACATGCAGGTTCTCTTGGCACCGGTAGCCAGGATGGTAGCCGCGCTGGCTACGTATCCATACAGGTAGCAAGTTACGTTGCCGTGATCAAGAAACTGTTGCCGGATGTCGAGCGCATCGTCTACCGAGCCACCGAGGGACGATACACGCACATTGACAGGCTTGTTTTTCAAACCTGACATCTGGCTTCGGATATAGTTCTTCGAATATCCCCAAGGACCGATGTGTGAATCAATACTAATACTATAATCCATGTTGTCGAAAATTAGTCTACGCAATATTATACCTTATATATATTGCATAAAAAGACTCTAATCTAATATGGCAAGCATCGGAATAGGGGAGGTCAGGGTTACTGTGACGGTAACACCTGCCCGTCCACTGGCTGCGGACGGAAAAGTCTCTTCGTTTTGTATGACGAGGTAGGGCTTTTCGGATGAACCAATCAGGAACTGGGAGCCGGTGACGGTTGTTACCTTGAAGCAGAACTTTTTGGTACCAGGTAGCAGCTTCTTTGACCGGAACATGGTGAGTTTGGTGGTGAAAATGCGTTGTTTGTTCTCGATTTTGTCGGAAATCTCGACTGAACTTAGCCCGATGGTTGAAATTGGGCTGAATTGCTGGTAGACATTCAGCCATACTCCCCGGTCGGCTATGATGTCTGAATGCTGAAGGTGATAGGCCTCGATGCATTCTACTTTTCTAATGTTCTGAATCAGATGTACCATGATTATCGTTATTGGATTATGTGTGTTCGGTGTTGTTTGGGTTTGTACAAAAACGGCCTACTCATCCGAGTGTTTTCTGGTTAAAGAACCTAAAAAGATACCTCTCCGGCTATAACTGGTCCTCATACGGTAGTATTTCTGTCTGACAGTCTCCGAATAGTCGTCATCGATGCCGTGCATTTCACACCAGGCTGCGATGGTCTTGTTCAGGCCACAATCGCGCTTGGTCAGGTCGCTCATCTCATTCCAGAGGTTCGCCCGGAACAGGTCTTCGATGGTCTCCTTTACAGCTGCCTTGGCTTTTTTGCCCAGGTAGTTATAATATTGCGGCGGTTTGGCTTTGCTGTCGGGAATGACGATGGCTGTCAACTCGTCTTCTGCCATTTCCGGCTGAACTTCCGGTGGTCTTTTCCGGAGGAAACGGCGGATGACAGCATTCTCATTACTCTGCGGTGGAAATACCACCGGATTTCCCAGGCTATTGTGAAGCCATTGCTTTAAATAAGGCTCCAGTTTAATATAAAACACAATGTGGCTCATAATGAATTGATTATCTATTACAAATATAATATATATATTACTTTTTAGATAAATAAATTTGTCATTAATCTGCTCCAAAAGCAAAAAGTATATTTCCAGATATGACATACTTTTTGCCTTCTACACCTTCTACACTTTCTACAGAAAATAAAATATGCTGGTAATCAATAGCTTATGATTTTATAAGGCTTCTACAATTGTAGAAATTATGTAGAAAATGAAGTAATTTGTAGAAGGTTTTAACAAAAACGGCATTTTGTAGAATTTTGTAGAAGGTTTGTAGAATGTATGTAGAATATATAAATATCTCATTATTAACATTGTAGAAGGTGTAGAAAGTGTAGAAGCCTTTTTCACCCCATTTGAAAAGGGTGAGTACTGCTCCGGACATATAAAAAAAGGCGCAGCGTCCTCACGACGCCACGCCTTTCTACAACTCTAAAACTATTTTTATTACTCATCTAAATCATCACTTGTGGTCTCATTACCTTCCACCTCTACCTCGAGGTTAATATTATAAGTATCCTTAATCATCTTGTAATCGAAACACAGGGCAATGTCCGGTGTCGAAGTCTTTTTGTAAGATATCCCTCCGGTGGGAGTCGTTTCTATTTTCTGAACTTCCACACCACGCTGTATGTTTTTGAACCGGACTGAGTTCTTTTTACCCATGTATTCCTTAGAGTTCTCCAGGTAGTACACCAGCGAGCCTTCCGGAAGAATTGAATCGCCAACTTGCTTGCCGAACTTTTTATACAGCATGAAGATGCGGTTCTTGCGCATCATAAGGATGGCCTTGGGTTCCTGGTACTGCTGTTCAATCTTTATCAGGTTACTTTTGAACTTATTGACATATTCTATACGGTAATCACCTTCGATAAATATCTCACCATCCTGCTGCAGATAAGATACCACATTCCAAAAGTTGGCCAATTCATTGTTACTTTTACATTCTGCGTTCTGACGGATTATGCCATCCAGTGTAACCTTGCGAATATCCTGGTATGAAAACGGCAAGTCAAGTACACCCTCGAGCGTTCTGAAGGCTGCCAGCGGTATGATCCAGTTACGCAAGATTCGGTCTTCCACTTTCTCCGCCCCCAGTCCTTCAATAATGTCAGACAAACAGGAATGAAAGTTACTGACGAACTGTTGCTCCATCTTGGCCCGATGACGCAATATCTGAAGGGTCAGGTGTGACAGGCCTCGTTTGCGAATGTCTACCAGTTCGCTGTATCGTTTCTTTTCCGCATCGGTAAATTCTGATTTGGAAAACGTCAGGAATATAAGTCTACTGAAGAGAGCTATATCAGCTGTTGCCATCTCCTGTCCGGAAAGGATGACTCCTGAGTCAACGGCTGTTATCTCACGCTTCTTGTCTCTGTCCATGTTGATACGGCTGCGCCCGGCTCCATCCCATAAACCTTTCAAGTATTCGCGTTTGTCGATGTCAATGTTGTTTTTAAATTCATCAATATGTACCAGGGCATTTGAACATTGTGCTACCAGCTCGGCCAGTGCCGGGATAGTGGCATTCTGAATGTTGGGAGGTGTGTTGTCGATAATGAACAAGGACATCAGGCTGTGACCGAGCTCTGACTTTCCTGAACCTTTCGGCCCGAACAGGTTCAGGATGGGGAAGCTCTTGGTATAACCGGTAATCACGTCGCGGAACAATGTGGCCAGGAGAAAGCAGATGCCTACTTTGGCATTATCTCCGAAAACTCCTACCAGTTTGGTAAAGTAGTCTCTCATGGAGATGCCGGAGTAGTTCAGGTGGACAAATCGTCGTTCGAACTGGAACAGTTTGTCATCGTCCCGGTAAATCAGACTGGAGGCTGGAAGATAGTAGTTTCCTTTATCGCCCAGGCGAACAATGCCATAATCGTCTACCGGGTGCCATTCGGTGTCAAATACTCCATTGCCGAACGCATAGAATCCTTTGCGCTGCCACCCTAACTGGGTAATCTCCACTGCGGTTTCCGTCTGTTCATAGAGATACATCTTCAGGCGTGTCATTTCTTTTTCGGTAGCCAGCCAGATATAGTTACCCAGTCCTTCGACTTTCTGTTTGAACTTTGATAACGACACCAGGTCTTCTTGCTTCATCTCCACGATTTCCTCCTGGCGATTCTGGTTCTTGATGCGGTACAGTCGCTTGGGGTTAAGAGAATCCTTGATGTGAAACATCGGTTGCATAACGAAGTTTGACCACTGATATTCTTTCCCGTCGTTGGTAGAGTAATAACAGTTGTTGGACTCAAAGAATCCATATTTGGCCAGCAGGTCCCGGTTGATGGTCTGTGTCCTGTCTGCCTTGGATTCGGAAATTTTCTTCTTTTCACGGTTGATGGCCGTAAGCCAAAGATTCTTATGGTTATAGATTTTCTTCAGCTGCTCCAGGTACATTTGTTCTTTGACTTCGTCGCCAACCATGGCCACCATCTGGGCAATTTTGGAAACGGCTGAACTTTTGTCTTCGGTGGTACCGTCAGCCTTGAAGGCATATCCGGCATACCAGGTGATGAAATCTACTTCGTCAAGGTCTTTGAACTTGGTACGGCTGGTGCAGTAAGAGTCCGGATCATTTTTCGTATTTCCTTCACCACAGGGAATCTCCTTTACAGATACGGAGAAACCGCACTCCATAGCCAGTTGGCCGGACTTGATGACAGCAGCTATTCCGGTACCGTATTGTTCGCCTGGTTTGATGGCGTCCGCGTCCGGAAGGAAGCAAAGGGAAGTGGCATACCTTTTAATCTGGTAGAACTGTTTCTTTGTCCAGGCAGCACCCAGTGAGGCAATGGTGTTGTTTATTCCGATGGATTGCAGGCGCATTACATCGGGGGCACCTTCCACACAATAAAATTTTTCTTCTTTGGCAGCCTGCCTGATGGCGTTGTCAATACCGAATATGCTGTCTGACTTGTCATATATATCGCTTTGACAGGAGTTGAGGTATTTGGGGGTACCATCCACTTCGCTCATGTCGCGGGCAGTCCACCCGATGATGTTCCGGAACCGGTCGCGGATGGGTATCATGATACGGTCACGATAGAAGTCATAATATCCGTCACCCTCCTTGCGCTTCCGGATCAGTCCGCACTCTACCATCAGGTCGGCAGAGTATCCGGCCTTGATGGCTGCGTCTGCAAAAGCGGACCAGGAAGGAAGTGCATAACCGATACCCTGCTCCTGAGGATATTGCTCACCCCATCTCTGTTTGATTTTGGCCCGTGCAGCGTCAGCTTCTGTTTTTTGCAGGTTCGCAAGAAAGTATTGAGCCGCAAATTCATTTATTGCGAACATGGACGCACGTTTGCGAATTGCCTTTAGCTCTTCCGGATTTTTCTCTTCTTTCTTGTCTTCTATATCGATACCGTATTTGTCGGCCAGCCAGTGACACGCCTCTGGGAAGTTCATGTTATTTATTTTCTCCACAAACTTAATGACGTTGCCACCTTCTTTGCAAGCACCGAAGCAGTACCATAAGCCGCGTGCCTGGTCTACCATGAAGGAAGGGGTGTCTTCCTGATGGAACGGACAGCATGCCTTGTGTCTGACTCCGGACCGTTGCAGCTGGACGAATTGTCCTACTACGTCTACTATGTCGGCACGGTCAAGAATCTTTTCTATGTCTGAGTTGGAAATCATGTTTTAGAGTGTTTTGGATACCGGCAAATATCAGGTATTTGCCGGCTTTATAAAAGATAGATTAGAAGTGTATGTCGTGGTCACGCAGACGGGTATTGTTGTTGATGTTGTAACAACGTCCATAGCCATCCCATCGGACTCGTTTTCGTCTGGGTGTATTTTTTGAGATACCGTTATTCAACGATTTTCGGCATATTATAATGTAACCGGTCACCTTACGTACCAGCATGTCAGAAGTGTAATAGACGTGCTCAATTTGTTTTGTATGGAAGACGGATTCCCATTCTTCCATTTTGTGTAATTTCATGTTTTCCATACTCATCCTTTTAATTCGTGTTGTTCATTCTCTGTGTAGCCTTAGTATTCCTGGTAATTACATGGTATTCCTTTTTCCCGGCAATTTTTCACGTATGCAGCCCATTTCTTAGCTTCCGTTACGTCAATTGGATTGCGTAGAAAAGCATCTTTCCACGGCCGAATGAAGTCCTGAAAATCATGTTTGTTTGTTATGAAGTAGATAGCATTAGATATATCCTCTCTCTCCCAACCCTCTTCTTCCAATGGAGTATCACCCATTTGGGAATATATGTTGGCCACTTCCTGCAGCATCTTGCCGAACTCTTTGTATGTTGCTAAATTTCGAGGTTTTTCGTTCATGGCTATTATATTATTTACTGGTTTATAATCAGGAATATCACTCCAAGAGCCCCCATCTTCTTGTACAAAGTGTTCCGTATTCACATATTCGGTGTCGTCAAAATGACGCTGAATGGCATTGATTATTTCTAATTCTTCTTTAGCACAATCAATATCTCCCCGCTCAACGTGATTTGCACAAACATCACCGAAAATATCTCTGATTAGGTATAACTGTTCGTCTGTGAAAATATTATATGCCATATATCAATCAATAAAATATTCACAACTATAAGCTCCGGAATCGCTGGGGAAATCTACATTCACACAATATTCACCACCCATTAAAAAAGGCTTATCTGAAGTGACTGTACCTTCTTCATTGGTGTTCGGATCTGTAAGTTTTGCGCCTTTTACCATTTTGTCCAATGCGGTTTTCATTTTTGCTGAAGTAAAGCATGTTATTTTTCGGCCTTGACGTTCCATATATATTAGTCCCATTCCTAATGAAGTACATGCTGCATCTGCTGTTTCTTGGGCTTCTCGATAACTAAAAACTACAGCTGTTTCAAACTGCTGAACTTTCACATCTGGAAATTTTTTAATGAAATCTTCTTTTGTCATAATTAATCCTCCTTTTCTTTAAACTTCGTCTTGTTTCTTCAACCAATTGGGGTCTCTTATTCTCTTACTGAAATCTATCAGTTTTTTAAGGTCGTGTACAAGGTTATCCAAATCATTGTATCTTTGTTCAACATTAGAGTTTATATCGAATAATTGATTAAAGCGTTCTTTGACTTATCTTTGTGGTCTAAAAGGTTCAATTGATGTATTACGACAAGATTCGCCACCGTTATAGCCA